GCCCGAGTTGGCCGAGTTCTGCTGCCATGCCGCAAGGCGCTGATTGTAGTTCTGATTTATCAGCCCCGCGTTGTCCGTCGTCGGAATGGCCGTTGGCGTGTTGGGATTGTAGTTCGGCATGGACACTTGCGAGCCAGACAGCAGCGCCGAGAGTTCATTCAAGGGCTGGTTGCGCATGGCCTGCAATTCGCTGAATGCCTGCCCGCGCCCACGCAGAGCCAAGTCGTTGTAGGACTGGGCCTGCGTATTGCCCAAGTCCGTCATGGCCCGCGAATATGCCTCGGAGCCAAGCTTGATCCCCTGATTGCTCAACCGGGTTTCGAGGTCTGCGCGTTGGCGTTCAAACTGCGGATTGAGCGTGGTGGCCCCAAGATCAAACAACCGCTTTTCAATGGCCGAGGTGTCGGGGTTCCACGGCTGCGACAGGCTTCCCGTGACATTCCCCGACAGGTTTTTCGCCGCCGTCGCCATGTTGCCTTGTGCGGCCTGCGTGGTGTCGTAAATCGCCTGCGCCGGGGCGGATAGCTTCTGCGTCGCCGTGAATTGCGGCAGCGTGTAGGTTTGGTTTGTATATGGATCGGTAAACTTGAAATTGCCCGTCTGGCCGTAAGTCAGCGTCGATCCGTCAGCCCCGACTTGGTTCATATTTTGCAGGAGCGTGTTGGCAATCGAAGTGGCAACGCTCGTCCCGGTTTGGGCTGCTGACGTGTCTTTAGGATCTGGCGGCTTAGGTGCCTTCGGAGCGCACATTCTTAATTCCCTTCAAACACATAGCGCATTTGTGTCGCCACTTCGCGAAACCCCATGCGCGCCCACAGTTTTGTAGCGCGAACGTCTGTGACTGCGGTTATTTCCAGGCGCTTCACTCCGCGCCCCTTGAGTTCTTCCAAGACTGCCTTGGCAAGTTTTCGGCCTATGCCGTTGCGGTGTTGCGGGAGGATGTAAATTGTATCCTCCATCGCGATCAGTTCGCCGTTGTGCATGTCGTTCGTCAGATAGACATTGCTGTAGCCAATCGGCTTGCCGTCCAGCCGCACCACGAAATTCAACAGCCAGCCGTCTTTCCATGCCGCGAAATAGTCGGCCAGTTTCGGGTTGTATTCCCCGATATGAACCTCTGCTTCCGCCAGCCTGCGCTGCATTTCGCCGTAGTGTTGGCGATACAAAGGCTCCAGTTCCTGATAGTTCAGGTCGCCGCGTTCCAACGCTATCGAGGGGTTCAAACGACTGACGCCCCGGATTCGCCGAGCAGGTCTATCTGGACGAGTTCAATGTCAGGACGCCCCACCCCATTGACCACGATCTGCACTTGGGGCGCGAGGGTTTCGCCTTGAGCGCCAACCCCAACCCACCCGGTGTCGTATGTTGGCTTGACGATAAAGCTGTTCAGCCCATCGTCATCCCAGAGGGCAACGTCCCAGAGAGACACGTCCCACACCGACCCCGATCCGCCAGCGGGTGACGAAATCGTCGGAGGGGATGGAAACGCAATCCCGTAGTTCACCGAAAGCGACAGTTGGACCGTTGGGCTTCCGATAGCCTGGAAGACACCGCGCATTAGCCCAACCGACTTGAATGCCGTAGGGGAGCCTAGGTCTGTCGGCATGTAGGACAGGCGGGAAATGTAGCTGGTCCCGTTGTCCGATCCGCCCTGCTCTGCGGCATAAATGAAACCGTTCTTGTCAGCGAAATAGAGCTTCTTATTGAACAGAGCGACGCATTGCACGTCCCAACCGATGTACTTAGCCCATGCGCCTGTCTGGACATTCGCCACGAAACAGGTTGTCGGGTCATGCGGCAGGGTGACAAGCAGCATGTTTTCAGCAGGCCACTTGATCATTTCCCATGGCTGAACGCCGTCCCACGTCCGAGCCATCTTGCGCCACGAGGTTTCGATCCTGGCCGATACAGCCGCAGTCGAAAGTGCCGCGGGGTCCTTTGTCGTCACGGCGGATAGCGGGATTGCTCCGTCGTCCGTGCCGATAATCACGTCTCCACCGGCTTTGATGAAGCACTTTGGCCCCCGAGGCGGAGCCATGGAATACAGCCCTACAAGGCCCCATGCAGAAGCACTGGCGGGGTCTGAACCTTGGTAGACTGCAACCTCTCCTTCGGAGGACACAAACACCACCCGGTCGTCCATGCCGTCGCCCGCATCTTCTGACCATGTGCAGCCGAAAAGCAGGTATCCGCCCTTCTGAAACACGCCAGCAAGCGAAAACTCGGACGCCGCGCCACCGACTGAGTCAACGGGCAGGTAATAGGCCGATTTGCTGTTTTTCTTCACAAACCAGAGGCGGTTCTTGTGCTTCCACACATAGGAAAGCGTTGAAGTCGTTACGCCTGTGATTGCCGGGGTTGAAACCCCCGTTATCGTCGTCCAAGTCGATCCGTCAAACAGCCGCGCGCTGTCAGTACCATTCACCGCGTAGAGATATTCTCCGCCAACCGTGCCCATCTGCTCGGTCGAGAAGTAACCAGAGGTCAAGCCGGATACAGAAGCGCCCGGAACCGTTGAGGGGTTCAGGGCCGAAATGTCGTAAATTGCGCTTGCCGAGGCGGCGAACAGCTTGGAAACAGTCGCCGTCTGGTAAGAAAACAACGATTTGCAGCGCGTTCCAATGGTGGCAGACTTGGCCGCGCCGCCGCGAACCCGAACGCCAGATGTAGTGGGAAACCAGTTCTCCAGCACCCGCGCTGCACTCGGCATTTCAGCGGCAAGCGACTGGTTTTCCACCCACCCCATGACAGGAGCGGGCATCTTGACCGGAGCCGCCTTTGCCGCTTTGTCAGATTTTGTCTCGTAACGGTCCTTGGGACGCTCACGAGCCGGGGAAAGCAGCTTCACGCAACGCCCCTGTCGGCCTTCACAGCCGCGTCTAGATCTGCCTCGTATTCCGCCAGTATGTCGTCATATGGCAGGCCCTTCTGCCGCTTCCAGCGCCAAATGGTGGCCCTCGCAAGCAGGCTGTCTGGGAATATCGGCTGATCTGTGTCAGTGGTTATTGCAGCCTTGCCGGGGATCCAGTTCGTCGAGACGTACCGGACCTCTGCGCCCTCTGAGCCGATGGTTTCGGTGAAGTAAATCTTGCCATCCCGGAGCATGTAGTAGGGCTGTGTCGGGGGGAACTTTTCAAACAACTGCCAGAGTTCTGGCGAAAGGCAGGGGCGAACAGGCACGTGCCCGCTCAAGCCCCATATCACCGCGCCAGCATCAGACATTTCCTGGAAATCAGCAGGAAGCGTCTGCGAGGAGGCATTGGCGACGGTGAAACTTGCTGCCGCCTTCGTCCATTCGGCGCGGCGGTTAATGTCTTTACCTGCGGTATTCATCAGCGACAGGATTTGCCGCATCTGAAAGTTGTTGTCCGCGATGGATGGGGACGTGAGGTCAATCCCACACTCCGCTAGCACCTCTGGAAGAATGTTTGCGACAGTCATAGGGCACCTGCCGCTCTGAATGGCTTGCGACCGAACCGCACAATCGCATCAGCGCGGCGCTTTTCGGCTGTGAGGCTGTTGAACATGGCCTCTGCGGCGGCGGCCTTCTCAGCATCGAGCCGCGCCATGAACACCTGTTTCAGCATCGCGTAGAGATAGATTTCCGGGTCGCTCTCGATGAGCCAGTTCGTCCCCGTCAGGTCGAGCGGCTGGATTTTGGCGTAGTAGTAGAGCGTCACATCCGTATTCGGGGTGGTTGTGACGATCTTGTTGCCGCGAATAGCGTATCCGTAGATCGGGCGCGGCAGGACAAACGGCGTCAGGGTGGCTGTCGGGAAGTCGATGGCCTCGGCCTCGCGCACCCCGATCTGAACCATGCGGATCATGGAGAAGTCGCTCGGGAGCGTTGCTTCTCCACTTGCATCGGTCGTCAGAACCTCGATGGACTCGCTATCCCCGATCCTCAGCGCCTTGTCTATGGCTGCCTCTGCCATGCGCAGATACATAGACGCGCGGGTGGCAACAGTGCTGTCGCCGCTCCGCTCCGTCACTTCTGCGATGAGTTCGGGATAGTCCATGCGTCACCGGGTTTTGAATGCGGGGTTCTCTGCCAGCCATTTGTCGATGTATTGGCTGTCTTTCTGGTTCTGCGCCGCAGCGAGTTGGCTGTAGTGCAGTGTCAGGGGAACAGAGGCAATCTTTGCCCACTCCCCCATTCTCTTGCCTTGGTTGTCCATCCGGTCTGCGTGGTTCTCTGAGAGAATTTCATCCACGTGATAATCCGTCCGGTAGGTGTCAGACCCATCCGGGTTTGACCGTCTCCATACTTGGCGCTTGGTGTGAAAATCGTAGTCGTGAAGCACCCAATCGCCGTCTCGGATCATTCTTCACCCGGCATCGGATCGGCGCGTTCCGCCTTGTTGGCAGCGATGAGCGCTTTGGCTTCCGCAAGGGGGAGTTCGATGATCTGACCGGCGT